CGGAAGAGTCAACATTTACATTCAAAGTGAAACGATATGCAGACTTGTTGATGGACTGTTATTTGTCTGTGACACTGCCCAATATATGGTCTCCGATCATGCCTCCACAGCCGAAACCTCCTGTTCCTGGTAGTAGCCCCCAAGATCCTATTGAATACACGTCATGGGCTCCATATGAGTTCAAATGGATCGAAGACTTGGGAGCGCAGATGATTAGCAAAATAAGCATAACTTGTGGTAATCAGACACTGCAAGAGTATTCGGGACAATATTTGTTGGCTGCTGTGCAACGCGATGTTGGGAAGAAGGGGCTGTTCGATGAGATGTCGGGGAACATCGCGGAATTCAATGATCCCGCCAACGACCGAGCCCACGTGAACTCTTACCCGAATTCCTATTACACGGATTCTCCCGCCGGTGCGCAGCCAGCGATTAAGAGCAAGACGATTTATGTTCCGCTTGGCGCGTGGTTCAATACTCGCAGCACAATGGCCTTCCCTCTGGTCGCTTTGCAGTACAACGAACTTCAAGTGAGCGTAACATTCCGTCCAGTGTGCGAGCTGTTCCGTATTCGTGATGTTTTAGATTGGGTGAACAAGTTCCCGTATGTGGCACCGAACTTTAACTTGTGGTACATGCAAATGTACAGGTTTCTGCAGACGCCGCCGGCGGAAAACATTGGTGTTGATAATCAACAGTGTTATATCGATCGTCGAACCGATTGGAACGCCGACATTAATTTGAGTTGCACCTACTGTTTCTTATCGAATGATGAAGCGAAACTGTTTGCCAAGAACGAGCAAAAGTATTTATTCAAGCAGGCGCGCGAGTCAGTGTTTTACAATGTGACGGGGCAGAACAAGGTGGAGTTGAATTCGATGGGCCTCGTCAGCGGATGGATGTTCTATTTCCAGCGTTCCGATGCGAATCTGCGCAACGAATGGTCGAACTATACGAATTGGCCATACAATTATGTGCCGAACGATTCAACACCCGGTTCTGCAAGTGGAAATGTAGTATATCCTTCACCTATTCCAGGTGATCCGCCAATTTATATTGGTCCGGGAGTGAATGTTGATGGAACACCCACAGGTCTTTTCGTGTCGGGACCATACAGTCCCCAAAACAATAAGGAAATTTTGGTTGGTTTAGGAATCCTTTTGGATGGACAGTATCGAGAGAATATTCTGCCAGTGGGTATATTCAATTATATAGAGAAGTACACGAGAACAGCGAGTGTCGCGCCCGAGGGGGTGTACTGCTACAATTTCTGTTTGAACTCGGGACCTTCTGACCAACCTTCCGGGGCGATGAATATGAACAAGTTCAAGAATGTCCAATTTGAGTTCACTACGATTGTTCCGCCACTGGACCCTTTGGCGCAATCTCTCACCATTTGCGATCCGCAAACTGGAGAAATTGTCGGAATCAATAAACCGACATGGCGCATTTTCGACTACAATTACAATTTGTATGTGATGGAAGAGAGGTATAATGTTGTCACATTTATCGGTGGTAATGCTGGGCTCTTGTATGCGACCTAATCCAATCCACCTTTTCCAAAGGTGGAGCCAAAAAGAAAGCCAATAGTTGAGCGAATTGAATATGGATTCGGCTCTTGCTTCGCTTTAACGCTTTATTCAGCGAAGGTGTAGAAAGGTGGTTTGGATTAGATATTCCATTCGAGTGGACCATCATCAATAAATTCTCCCGTAACCGTGTAGTGGTTGGGATATTTCATCTCCCCCTCAAGTCCAACAAGTTTGTAACGCTTATCAAATTCCCGAAGACTATTGTCGAACGACGATCTCCAAACATTGGTGCCAAAATTTGCCATAGGTGGGCTTGTATTCGCCATCGGTGGGCTTGTGTTTGCCATAGGTGGGCTTGTAGTAAAACCGTCGATACGGTTCATTAAATACAAACTCATGTAAATTGCGATTAGGATAAGAATAAAATAGATCATAGATACCAACTTCATATATACTATTGGATGTTATTATTTATTTAGCGATCCTAATAATTTTATTATTCTTGTAATATAAGCAATGTCAGCTACGGAATCAGAATTAGAGAAGAAAAAAAAATCAACTGAAACACAAGTAGAATCAGTATACGCTTCGTCTATGGGGTTCTTAACTTCTACAGCAAGGACTGTGTTCTGGACGACCCTTTATTTTGCATTGGGTGCAATCGTATTGTATTGTTCCAAAATTGGAAAAGCTAATTTACTGCCAGAAGAGAACACTTGTATACCCAAAATACCGGATAACAAAATAAATGTTTTTATAGATGGCGGAAATTCCCAAAAGTTTAAATTTAACAACAGTCCTGCAAACACCAAGAACTTCTTCTTGGATATCTTTCGTGATTATTCAAGTAAAAAGAAGGGTAAAAGTCATTTTCCACTTTACGGTATAGCGCTTTTTGAATCACTTATATTGAAAAACAATATGATATTAAATACTGCATTCACATTTTTTAATGATAAATTTTCAGAGTCAGTAATTGTTTTATTCGGACCAATCATGTTGGGTATCATAATATCATTTTTGGGTATTATAGATTGTTTCTACTTTTTATATGTATGGTTCACAAGTCTTTCGATCTTCTTTACCAAAGAAGATCCTGTATCAGGCGACATGATTAGTCTCGACAGTAACGATAAAACCAGCAGTTATTTATGGGCATTGGTCAAAGCAGTTATTGTTTTATGTTTTACCACAGTGGCATTAGGGGTTGCGCCTGGAATTGTATCGATTGTACTGATGTCATGTCTTATCGGAATGATAGGTTATCAAGCTAAACTACAAACAAAAACAGGGTTTGATAAGGAGTTATCTGTAGGTTCATTTATTATTGAAGCATTTAAGGCCTTCAAGGTGAGTATTATGATAGTACTTTCCATAATAGTCACTTCACATGCGTTTGACAGTTTGGGAGCATTGGCCGGGATATTCGCAATCATCGTTATATTGCTCATCAAGTTTGATGTTATTTCGATTGGATTATTCAAACCAATTGTTCCTGATTTTGTATCACCGCGAACAGATGATTGCAATCCTAATGCAAACGCAGAACGCAAAGTTACACCCGCATGTGACAATCTCAGTGGTAATGCTTGTGGACAGCGTGGTGGGGGTAAAACTAGGAAAGTAACTAAGGGATATTTGGAGCAATTTTTCGACGATGTTACTGGTAAAACACATAAGGATTTAATGAGACAGATCAACTCTCTCAAGCGATTGAGCTAATCCACCTTATCCACTTTTTTCACGAAGTTATGAAAAGTGGAGCAAAATAGTGTTAAATCAAATAATAATTTCTTTATTTTTGTTCTAACTCTTTTACTCTTTTCTTCAAATCTTGTATTTCTTTTATTAAAATACCCATTAATCCAGTGTAATTGACAGTTTGGAAATTTTCTCCATCTTTCTCTCCATTTACTAAAAATGGATACACTTCTTGTAGTTCATGAGCAATTAAACCAATATCTTGTTTCCCACTTTTACTATTATTATAGGTTACCGGTCTCAAATTATCAACTGTAAATGAATCATTAAGTGTAACTACATCCTTTTTAATTCGATAATCTGAAGTAGAATTAAAACTTGTTGCTGTTACCGTTCCATTTACTTGTAAAGCACTTGTCGGCGTTCCTCCTCCTCCTATTCCTACGTAACCATTATTATAAACTATTATTCCATTTTGACCAACCGCATTTATATATATGTAACCACCACTATTATTTTGTATAGATAATGCTGAATTTTGTTGATATATTGTAGAGTTATTTGAACCATTTGTTAATACAAGTGTATTACTTGCGCGAATATTCCCACTAACATCCAATGTATATTGAGGGGAAGTTGTTCCTATTCCAACAGCACCACCTTGTGGGTTTAACAATAATGTTTCAGGCACACCTCCTCCACTCCAAACTCCATTTGATTGTATAGCAGACGCTTGACTTCCTCCTCCTGATGTATAATATGATCCTAACAATAATTGTTGCCCTCCATTTGTGGTAGTAATTGTTAACGCGGCAGGCATAGAAACAGTTCCAGGGGTATTTGATGTTAATCCTGAATAGGGTGTTGATCCATTTATAGTAAGGTTAGCGCCATTAAATGTATTATTATAATTTGTTCCAGTTAAAGTCATACCATTTACTAATGCGCCGATACTTGTTGAATTAAAATTCACATTAAATGACATTTGTGATTGATAAGCATTACCACTTACTAATGCTATATCTTTTGTTGAAATAGAACCAAGAGGACAATTACTAGTAGCAGTCCAAAACTCAATATTAGCAGAACTATTCGCGTAAGCTTGTGTATTATTTTGTAATCTTAATAAAGTTCCTGAATTCCCATAAACATCTAATGCGTAACCACTTGAAGGATTATAAACACCACCAATACCAACATAAGAACCTGGAATATTTATTTTTTCTGTTGAAGTACCTAGAACAATTTGGTTTGACGCATTTATACTTGCATTATAACCTACTGCAGTTGAATTATTATAAATTATTGTATTGGAAGAAACACCTGTATTAGCGCCTAAAAATGTATTATAATTATTACCGGAAATATCATTTATACCAGAACTAGATCCAATTGCTGTATTTAAAGAACCTGTTACTTTATATTGAAGTGAATTAATTCCAACTGCTGTATTATTAGTACCATCTATACAACTTTGAAGTGTCGCTGTACCCAATGCTGTATTACTATGTCCAGTTGAATTATAAAACAGTGAATAATTTCCAATTGCTGTATTATAATTACCCGTTGTATTTGTAGCAAGTGAAGCAATACCAACTGCTGTATTTGTTTCAACATTTCCACTACCTTTTCCAACAG